AAGTACCGGAGGTTGAAATGCCGGATAAATTAGTCACATTAGAGATGCTATCAAAAGATACAAAGAAATCTCTTAATTATGATGTGAAAGCATTAGAGAAAGGAGTATCTATTACTGATTATATTCATGGTGAAGCGTCTGTTATCATTAAAGGAGATATGGATGGCTTTACTATTTATGGTTTTGATGAACATAACTTAATGGCTAAGAATGCGCTTGCTGATTTAGACCTATGGAAAAATCAAGCAGAAGAAATAATGAAAACTAAACAGTCAAGATTAACTGTTGCTACATTTCAATTCCTAAAAGAAAAAGGGCCAAAGACACCAAAAGAAGTACACTTATTCCTAAAGAAGAATCATGCAGATATTTACGAAGATATATTAGAAAGTAAATTAGCAAGGGTACAGAAATGGATGAACATGAGAGATGGTATCACTTATGATAAAAAAGAAAAGAAATTAATGGCTGACCCTGACAAGATTATGATGGATGATGATATTAAAAAATATAAAACTCCTAAAGAATACCAAGAAGGTAATTTCAAAATATACTTGAGGGATGATGAAAACCTAAACTTAGTCATTAAGTTAGAAGATGAAACTATTAATTGGCTTATTGATTTAGAAAAAGACGATGATATTTTCAGATTATTCGGAAAGGCTAACAAATACCCTGCTCAAGTAGCACAGAACATATCTAAGAAGAAGGTTATTGATTCCGGCAAAATCAGATTAGGTGTTCAGAAAACAGGCTACCATGAATACTTCTTAGAGGGTAATAAGTTTGAAACTAAGATGCACTTCAGAGTGATTGATACTGATGATAAGACTATGTGGTTAGCATGGACGGGCTATAAACAGAAACCTGCTGATAAAGAAGGCGATTCCGGTTTATGGAATATCTATGAAGATAGGTACTCTAAACTGCCATTACCGGAAAAATAACCGATTTTATTATATAGTGAAAGAAGTACAAGGGAGGATGAAAGACATGAGCATAAGTGTCATGGCAACAAGGAACGATGATTTTCATATTCTAAAAAGCCAAGACGATTTGATGATAGGAGGATATGCAAGTATTGAAGTCGTGGATAAACAAAACGATTTAATTACACTAAAAGCATTACAAACCGCCGTAAAAAAATTCATGGAAGATAAAAAGTTTAGAAATGTAATGACAAATCATTCAAATGTTCAAGTTGGAGAAGTTGTAGACTCTTATAGAGATAAAAGTGGAAAACTATGGAAATCAGAAGTAGATGATGTAGGGTTCTTTGTAGTAATTAAATTAAGAGATGACATAGAAAAAGCCAAAGAGGTTGGAAGAGGTATTCGCAAAGGCACATTAAGGTCTTTTAGCATAGGTGGACAAGCATTACAAAAAGTAAAGAAAAGCCACAGTGAATTAGGGGAGTATAACGAGATAAGCAAATTAGAACTCCATGAAGTAACAATATGTGAAAAAGGCATTAATCCCGAAGCGAAGTTTGATATTCTGAAACAAGATATTGGAGATGAAAAAATGAGTGATAAACTTGAAAAGGCACTTGACGAACTTGATGTTCTTTTGAAAGAAGTCGAGATGTTGAGAGATAATGAAAAGGGCGACGAGGAAATGGCTGAATACGCCGATGAATCTGAAATGACTGAAATGACTGAAATGGCTGATGAAATGATGGAAAGAGCCGATGATGATGATGGTGATGAAGATGCTAAAGAAGCAGGTGACTATGATAAGCAAATGACTTCTGATAAGGCATACCTTCGTACTCTTGATGGTGCTGGAAACCAAATTGGTGAACCAGCAGATAGAATCGTCATTAACAACGGAAAGCCAACTGCTTCCGATATGCCTGTTGTAAAGGCATTTGACAACAATGAGTTTGATACACTAAACCTATCAAATGCAAACATTGAGAAGGCTTACGAAGCATTCCGTCAAGAACAACTTGAAGCACTTGCATACGATAATCTTCGCAAGTCCTTTGAATCTCGATTTGAGAAAGAAGTTGCAAACCGTGAGAATATTCTCGCAAAGTCGCAATATGACGCACAGGCTGAAATTGCTTCCATTAAAGAAGAGTTTAGCGAATTGAGAAAATCTCTTACTGCTGAAAAGGAAACTATCCTAAAGGCACAAGAAGAGTCAGTAATTAAGATGCCAAGCATTGATGATATTGCATCAATGGATTGGTCTGATATTCACAAAATGGTGAACAATATTTGAGGTGATTAAGATGGTAGGATATATTAACACAATTGCAGATTTAGAAGCACAAACATACGGAATGAATCTACCTGCTGGTAATGCTTTGCTAAAGCAAGCCGGTATGGTTGGTGGAATACACACAGGACATGACGGTTCTCCGTCATTTAGCGGTTCAGCCGTTTCTGATGTATCAGCACTATACAATGTCGTTTATGGACAAAAGGTTTGGTCTATGCTAAACCGTGAAGTAAATGCACTTTCAATGATTTCAAAGAGGCCATACACTTCAAGCGGTTGGAGAGTATTAAAGAGCAGACCTGCTGGTGGTAGCGGTAATCTATTTACTGTTGATAAGGCAAATGTTTCCCTAACATTGGGAGAATTGGGTTCAGACACACCAAGAGCAGATTCTATTGGTGGTGTTCCTGAGAATGCTGGTCTTTCAACTGCACAAGATGGATTGGGGCCAATTGCACCAACTTATGCTCAATTGAACATGAGTCCAAAAGTCGTTGCACATCAATTTGATTTCAGTGAATTGGCAATGGAGATGGCGCAGATTGACGATGGAATTGGCGATATTAGAGCGCAAATGCGTGAAGATATGGGTAAGCACCATGCAGAAGTACAAAACAAGATGCTTGTTATGCCACTAGAGTTTTATGGTGAAGCGTCACTATTGCCTAACATTGGTAACAACTATACTTCTTTGCTAAAGGTTATTACTTCAAAGGCTGAATTAGACCTATTGGATGCACAATCTTCTCTAATGACTGATGGTGCAACTGCAACAAATGTGAGTCACATTTACGGTACAAACCGTGATAGTGCTTCATTCCTTGATGCTGAAGTAGATGCTGGTTCTACTTATGCGGCAACAGGAGTTAGGTCACTAACTCTAACTTTGCTAAATAACATGGTTCGCAATCTAAGACTTGCTGGTGGTTCACCAAAGGTTATTCTAACCGGATATGATACCATTCAAGCACTTGCAGACCTATTGCAAAGCCAAGAGAGATTTATGGATAGAAAGGAAATTGTTCCAACAGTGAACGGTGTTCGTGGAACAAAGGGTCAAGAAGTCGGATTTAGAGTAGCAACATACTACGACATTCCGCTAATTCCTGTAAAGGACATGACTACTACCGGACTTGCTTCAACAAAACTATCAGACCTATTGTTCCTTGATACAGACCATCTATGGCTATCAGTTATGAAGCCAACTCAATACTTTGAAGATGGTATTTCTAATGGAAACCCATTCGGTGTAGGAACACTCGGAAACCGTGCATTGTACCGTACTATCGGTGAAGTCGGTTGTTCGTTCTTCAAGGGTCAAGGAAAAATTACTAACATACAGTGAGGAAATAAGGAGAGGATAATATGGCATTTGCAACAGTTATACACTTAGAAATGAACCTAGAAGGAAACAGAAAGATAGTTTGCGGTCAAACTACTTCTGATAGCACAGACGGAAATATTGAAACAGGGCTTTCAAGCGTTGATTCTCTAGTATTTACCCATAAGGGTTCTGCTGAAGAAGCGGCGGCGGCAGTAATTAATGCTGATTTGCCACTTTCAAGCGGTGATGTAGCAATACATTGTGTTAGCGGTGATGTAGTTTATTTCATGGCAATCGGACAGTGAGGCGGTATAAATGGTAACAGTTACTATTTTAGCCGACCATAAAGGCGTTGCTCGACCAAGAGTACACGGTGACGAATATGTGGTTGATGCAGTATTTGACCTAGACCCACATGCGGCGGCTGGTGTTGAAATATTAGCAAGCGATTTGGGGCTTTCAAGAATTACTGCGGCACATATCACAGGAGTAGAAAAGTTTGATACTTTTCTTCCCCAAATACATATTAGTGCTACTGATGGTTCTTATATGGATAGTTCCGGTAATTCGGTTACAGACCGATTTACAATCGTAGCAACAGATTTGGACGGTTCTAACGCTTCTGCTTCTGATGCTGACGATATTGGTTTTATCCGAATTAGAGCATACGGATTGATTTGAGGTGAATTAGTTGGTTAAACTTAAACTAACTCCTAATTCATCAATGGGTCTTTTGAAAGTTACACCAACACAGGAAATTACAAGAG